ATTATCTTCCTTCAAGTACTTCATCTTGCTTACTGCTTTTTCCTTGTTAGGTGCACGTTTAACACGAGCTTTTTTGGTTTGCTTCTTAACTTGTCTGTATTGGTCTATGGCTTGATCAAACTTGTCGAAGAAAGCATACATGCGCTTAAAATCTGCGGCCTTGTAGTGCTTGTAGGACTCTGCAAGATCTTCGTCTTGTCCTGCTTGCGCTTCTTTAAGTTCAGCAACATACTGCTCAGCCCATTCTGTATACTTGCTCAACTGCGCCTGTGGTACATTGTTGGCTTTGAAGTATTCGAATGCTTTTGGATCAACTTTATTGCCGCTGATCAGTTCGTCAACTAACCCATCAAAGTGTGCAAGATTGGCATCAGTTTTTTCTTGTAGTCTGTCTTGTATGGTTTTTACTTGTGCTGGTGCGGTGACTTTTTGTTCAACTACTTCCTCATCTGCATCAATGTCAACAATTTTGGATACATATTCAATCCGTTCTTTGATAAACTTGATTGCGTCTTCCTTGAGTGGCATGCCACGTTTATGTGCTGTGGCTAGGCTACATGCAGTTATTCCCAAATGTCCAGCAGGACTTTTGATAAAAGCATCTATATCAACTTTCTCATATCCGTTGTCCTGCATCCAACTTACTACATTCTTCTTAAGATCTTTGGTACTGTAGTGGTAGGCATAATAACGTAAACTGTTATTCATATGATGACTAAAGGTTTTATCGTCCATTGTTAATGCACGTTCTGTATCCCATACTGGCTCAGGACCAGTACCACGCTCATCAAAACCTTTACCTTTAGTTTTAGTCTTAACTGCCATATTTGAGCTCCTCTAATTTACAAACTATAACGCTATTTTACACTCATTTATCTCTAATGTCAAGCCCCTAATAAAATCAACAACTTACACCAGGTTCTAAATACCGCTAAATACATAGATACTATAGGATTTTATTGTGCCACGATTATCACTCTGGAAAGACGGAAAACACTCAAACGATTACAAATTTATGGATCGCATAATCAGCGAAGAATTCACTGTTGGCGGCACTGGTGTAAACGTACACAAGTATCTAGGCACACAAGAACAGAACACAGTAAAAATAACCAATGCAACTCAGTCTTCAGCTAGTGCAGTATTAGAATTTGCTAGTACATCAAACATCGGGTTAGGTGAGTTTGTTACAGGCACAGGTATTCCTGCTGATACAAAAGTTATTGCTAAAGATGCAACTTCTGTCACACTAAACAACAGCACAACCATAGCACTACTCAGTGGTAGTACCATAAAGTTCTACGAGAATCCTTCAGAACCAAGTTATACAAATCAAAGCGAAAAGAATATTCAGGACTTGTTCTTCTTAGAGAACAGAGACCGCAAGTACGACACAGACATCTACCCGATGCGTGGAATATACACTGTGCAGGATACCACATTTGATCTTAGCCAATTTGGTATGTTCTTGCAAACAGGCACACTGTTCATGACTTTCCATATTAATGATATGATAGAAACACTTGGTCGCAAAATGATGAACGGTGATGTGTTAGAGTTACAACATTTAATGGACTATTATCCATTGGACAACACACTGCCTGTGGCACTTAAAAGATTCTACGTAGTAAGTGATTGTCAAAATGCTGCCGAAGGGTTTAGTCAAACTTGGTGGCCGCACTTGTGGCGTGTAAAACTTAATCCGTTAACAGACAGTCAAGAGTACAAAGACATACTTGATCAAATCAAAGTCGATGCTCCTGATTGGGATCCGACCAACGGTAACGTAAGTCTTGGTAGTGTACAAAGTACTATCGAAACTTATCAAAATGTAAACAACGCTATTATCAAAGAAGCAGAGAAAGAAGTTCCACTTAGTGGTTATGATATCAGTCACCTTTATATCAAGTCAACAACACCAGATGGTAAGTATCCAGGTGATCCAATTGGTGTAACAGCCGACGGTAACGTAACTGCTGATAGCGACAGTGTAAACACAGACTATGCTATATTAAGTCCGCAGGCTGTGCCGGAGGGATATTTAACCGGAAACGGACTAACACCGAATGGCATGCCAGTAACTGTTGGTATTGCTTTTCCGGATAGTCCATCGGTAGGCGACTATGCACTTAGAACAGATTACTTGCCAAACAGACTGTTTAGATACGACGGGAGACGTTGGGTGAAAATTGAAGATAATGTAAGAACAACACTTACGCCAGGAGCAGACAATACCACACAACGTAGTGGCTTTGTAAACAACACAGAAACATTCACAAACAATTCAGGTAATGTAACAGTAAGACAAAGTCTTAGTGATGCATTAAAGGCTAAGGCAGATAATTAATGGCTCAACAATTTTTTTACGACGGACAAATACGTAGATTCTTAGTTCAGTTTATGCGAATCCTAAGCGGATTTCAAGTTGAATTTGGCAAGAACGCAGACGGTGTGAAAACACTACAAACTGTTCCTATATACTACGGAGATCAAAGTAGACAGGCTGCTACTATACTGCGTAACAACAGTGAAAACGCACTAAACGGTGTGCCAGCCATGAGTGCATATATTTCAGGACTACAATATGATCAGTCGCGTATGCAGGATCCTACACATGTAGGTAAAATAAACCTACGACAACGACATTATGATGTTGAGACCGGAACATACACAGATCAGCAAGGTGATAGTTATACTGTTGAAAGACTAATGCCTGTTCCTTATAAGTTAACAGTAGCATTGGATGTTTGGTCAAGTAACACTGAACAAAAAATGCAGATAGTCGAGCAGATTGCAACACTTTTTAATCCAAGTTTTGAAATACAGTCCACAGACAACTATGTAGACTGGACAAGTTTAACATTTGTACAACTCAGCGACATGTCGTGGAGCTCAAGGACTGTGCCTATGGGCGCAGATGAGAGCATAGACATAGCATCACTCACATTCGAAATGCCAATCTGGATTGCTAGTCCTGCTAAAGTTAAGCGCCTTGGTGTAATACAAAAATTTATTGGTAGTATATACGACGAGCAAGGCGAATTCAGTGACGATACTATACTAAGCAATCTTGTTGCTCGTGTAAAAGTTACACCACTAGAGTATGGAATCTACTATACCGGAAATCAAATGAAACTGGTTAAGCCAGAAGAGGTCGTAAGTGAATCAGGAGTAATAACCAAAGTAGCACCAACCAAAGAAACTTGGCAAGCACTGATTGAAGTGTACGGTACACTACAAACTGGTACAACAGAATTACGACTAGAGTTAGCAACAGGGAATGAGTTGATAGGGCAGATTGCATATCACCCAACGGATCCAACCATACTGTTGTTTACACCTACAGAAGACACAATGCCCTTAAACACACTAACTGCTGTGGCTAAGATTATAAATCCAATCAATGTTACTGTGGACAGTGATATAACAAGTCCTACCACAGGAACACGTTATTTGCTTACTGATCACATTGGTGCTGAAGGTAACGAAAACTATAGTGTTTGGGGTGATGTTGTAGCCTATGCAAATGACATAATAGAATACAATGGTACACGCTGGATTGTGGTATTTGACAGTGGAGAAATAACATCCACAGAGTACGTGACAAATACCAATACTGGTGTTCAATATCGCTGGACCGGAACAACTTGGGTCAAAAGCGTTGAAGGTTTATATCGAGGTGGCGAGTGGAGTCTGGCTATATAGGTTGTGGTGCTTTAGTTTATAGTAAATCAACTCATAGATACTTATTTTTATTACGTAATCACAAACGGCATGCTGGTACATGGGGACTAGTAGGTGGACGTATGGAAAGCAATGAGTCACCTGTACAGGCATTGCACAGAGAAATAGCAGAAGAGATTGGAACAGTTGACTACGAAAAAATTATCCCGCTGGAGAAATTTACAAACGATTCAAATCAATTTGAATATCACACTTATTTGATTGCAGTAGAAGAAGAGTTTATTCCTAAATTAAACAATGAACACAGAGGATATGCTTGGACCAGCATAGCCGATCACCCGAAACCGTTGCATCCGGGTGTTTGGCGTACATTTAGTTTTCGTGTTATAAAAGAAAAGTTAAAAACGCTGGAATCAATCTTTACAGATCACACTCTAATACCAACCCACGAGAACTGATTCTTCTAAAGTTAGAACACTCTAACCATTGAACTGGGATAGTGCCTTTACCGGTTATGTTAACATGTACAAATTCTACCAATGGATAAGCCTCCATTAAGGTTCTCAAAGCAATACCATAAAAGTCATCAGTTATTACTTCATCTTGTGGTTGATAAGCATTTGATCCTGCGTAGATGTTATTGTTGTTACCGTGTGTGTCTTGTCCATCAAACCCGTATAGATAAATTTGTTTGTGTCCATCAAATGCAGCCATGTAAGCTGCCATGGCACCAGCATTCCACTGCGGGTCTTGAGGGATCAAATAAAACTTGCCTGGGTGATTAAAGATTTGATCTGAATTAGCATAAACTACTCTAGTATCGCTGTAGTTTGCATTTATTAACTCTTGTGCGATCTTGTCGTTATTGCAAACCAAAAAGTCAGTCTGATAATCTCTATACATGGCGTTACATCCGTATGTTTGTAACTTTCGTTGCTTGAGGATTAGATTGGTATAAAAATCTTCACGACTGATTCCGTTACCAAATACTACTGCTTGCTTTCCTGTCCTATCATTGGAAAGTATAGGTGGTGTTACTGTTTCAGTTTCGTACGTCCATACACCATTTTCATATGTGGCTGTGGCATTGATTTCTTCACCTGTGTATGTTGCTCTTAGTTTTTGGTAAAATTGTTGCATTTTAGGTTAGCTCCGTTTGTAATATATAGTATTTATTTAAAATAGTATTATTCGTCTGCGGTCATGCTAACAATATTACCTGGATACTACTCTGGTGGAGTGGAATCAACAGCGTCAGTGATTTCTTGTGCTGTCTGTAGATCTGCGGCGGCAACAATTTCTTCTGCTGTTCCCGATATAGACCCACCTGCCGCTAGTGTTTCTTGAATAATATCATTAGCAATAGTTTTAATTGCTTTTTGTGCTCGCACTTTTGTAACGTTTTCTGCCCACTCTTGCGGACTATAAGCAATAACTGTCATTGCTTTGTATTCTACGTCTGAAAGTGTAATTGTAATATCAACTGCCATTTGTTTTCCTTTATGCTATTAATGCTCCGTCAAAATACAGGTATACATAACTCGTACCATACATGGTTGCATTGATCGTAATAACTCTCATGGTATCACCTGCATCCATATTATATAGGTTACCACCAGTTCTATGTGCTCTAAATGCTCCAGAACTGGACGTATAACACCTTAATTCATTTTCTACGTTTCTTGTATTGTTCTTAACCAAAATAAAATAGTCATTCACATACTGTACGCCACCACTGTAATCCATACTGTAACAATGAAACCAATATATGCCGTCTATGGGTGCTGTAAATATTCCTGTACTCGTATCATAATGAGATCCATTATTTAATCTAGTTCCATTAAAAACCACTGTGGTTGTACTGGGTGAGCTTATGTGTCCCGCATCTCTATATGCGTGAAATGCAGGCCAATCTGGGTTACTAAAGTTTGCTGGAAACTTTAGTAAATTTTCAGTAGTTCCGTCTGCTACTGATTCTATTGTGCCGTTTGTTAAATTTATACCCATTATGTTCTTCCCAAATAGCAACCGCAAAACATACAATAATAACCACTCGAGCCGTAAAACGCAGTATCTGCTCTGTAGATATACACACGAACGTTATCACCTTCTGACAGGTTAAAAATAGTGCCGGAAGGCCATTGATAATGGTGGTTAGTTTGTCCTGAACTATACCCTCTCATTCCACCATTAGGGTGAGCTCCATCAGCGTTGTTTACTCGTATTGAATAAAAGTCGTTGGTGTTTGCTCCGGAATTGACATCCATTAACCAAACATAAAACCAATATGCTCCATCTACAGGACATGTGAATATACCATCAACAATATTATTACCATAGTCAAATACTGTCTGTCCGGCGGCAGAACTTGCCCAGTTTAGTGTTGTACCAGTT